GGTTTCGAGTGAACCGTAAACATATGAGCCACAGGAGTTTAAGTCATGGCATCTACTAGCACCACCGAGACCTGGAACGCCGCATGGACGCTTAGTCTGCGGGCGCACAGGAAGAGGTTGACCGATAACTTTTTCGATTCTTATCCCACGTTGGCCGCGATGCGCAAGGGCAATGCTTTGGAGGTAGAGTCGGGAGGAAAAGAGATCAAGGAAGACCTCCTGTATTCAGGAAATACAGCTACTTACTTCAGTTCTTACGACACGCTCAACACCGACTCGGTCGATGGCATCACGGCAGCGTTTTTTCCGTGGCGCTACTGCGCAGTGCCCGTCACGATCTCGCGCACCGAAGAGGTCGAAAACCAGAAGTCGGATGCGGCGATGAAGCTGCTGACGGCCAAGACCGAGCAGTCGGTTTTGACCCTGTCGGATCAGATCAACGCCAGCCTCTACTCGGCACAGACCGGCAAGAGCCCGCTCGGTTTTCAGGACATAATTGCCGACGCGCCCAGCTCGTCTCCGACGACCCTTGGTGGCATCACCATCAGCGGTAATAGCTGGTGGCAGAACAAAGCCAACAACGCGACCTCGGACACGTCCTTCAAGACCATTACGGGTACGGACTTCTACGAGGGCATGATCCGTATGTCTTCGACGTGGACCGACACCTCCGAAGGCGCGACCGAGCCGTCCCACATCTTCACGACCGCGGATTTGTACTCCGATTATGAAGAGATTTTCGAGGGCACCGGCTATGCGCGTCTTTCGACCAAAGACACCCCGGGTGTCGATGGTCGCCTGGCCACCTATCGCGGCATTCCCGTGCAGTATGATCGGGATTGCGGCTCGGGTCGGATGTATTTCCTCAACACGCAGTTCCTGAAGCTTAAGCTGATGCGCGGAATGGAGTTCCAGAACACCGAATTTATTCAGCCCGCCAACCAGCTTGCCAAAGTGGCCCATGTTGTTGTGGGGCTGCAACTTACCACGAATAACCGTCGTCGCCAGGGCGTCATCTACAACCTGACGGCCAGCTAAAATTCCGAGCCCCAAGCCAATGGGGCTTCAGAGCCTGCCCATAGGCAAAGGAGAAATGAACCGTGAGCAACTTTAGAAATCACAACTTCGGCAACAACCGCATTGGCGGTGGGGGCCTGGGGTCCAAGCAGGGCCAGGGGATCTACGAGGAGTCGTCCACGCCCAACTACGCCATTGGCGAAAAGTTGGAATTGGCCGATGGTCGCGTATTTCGCTATGGCTACACCGCTGCCGCCATCAATCGCGGCCTGCTCGTATCGCAAGATGTGAGCGCCACCGCGATTGTCGAAAGCGACGGTAAACTCACCGCCGCCTCTGCCGGGGCGACCGAGGTCACCTACACCGACTCGGGCACGGTAGGCAGTGCGACGTTGAACCAGTATGCCGGTGGCTATCTCCACATCACGGACGATGCGGGCGAAGGCTACCAGTATCGGATCAAGTCCAATACTGCTGCATCGTCCAACGCCATCACCTTCACGCTGTATGATGGGCTGGAAGTAGCCGTTACTACCGCCACCGACGTGGCTGTGACGGGTAGCCTGTGGTACAACGTCGTAGGTGCGACCGCTGGCACCGACTATATCATCGCAGGCGTTACGCCGATGACGTTCCAGGCCAACTACTACGGCTGGTTCCAGACCGCAGGGGTCGCTACGATCCTGTCCGATGGGGCGGTAGCCATAGGAGCGAACCTGACGCTCAGCGATGGCGTAGCGGGTGCCGTCCAGACCAAGGATGCAGAAACCGAGCCCCTCGTGGGCCTGGCGACCTTTGCGTCCGACGACACCGGCCATGTGGGTGTGGTCATCCAGGGCCTGGTGGCGTAGCCGTTTAAACACTCGGAGGGGCGGGCTTAACAGCCCGTCCCTCTTAACTATCCCAGGGGAGGCATTATGCCCAAGGTGCCGCAGCATAGCACCGACCCGGTAGCGTCCGCAGCCGAGGAGATAGCAGTCTCCGAAGCTGCAGCGCCCGAGTCGAGCCAAAACGCTGATGATGTTGTCAACGTCATTATCAACGCCATGAACAACAACGAAGAACTCCAAGAAAAGCTTCGGGTTGCGCTGGATATCAACAACACCCATGCGCGGCAGAAGCGCATAAAGCGCACGGTCAGCGATGCCCGTCAGGTTGCTGCCGCCTATGGCGAAGTAACCCATGCGCCCGACTTCGTTGCCGACCCGCCGGGACGTATTACTGAGCGGGGTGCAGACGCCGTAGCCACATGGAAGCAGCGCTGGCTGGAAGGCAATGGCAACAACATGAGCGAGTACGATCTCGACCAGCTCGGCGCAGAGGCTTACGCCCAGTAATGCCCGATCTGGATGGCGATGTCAATGTCTTTGGCAGCGTCAACGCCAGCACCTATTACGGGGATGGTACGCAGTTCAGCGCACTCGCCGCTCCGCAGCTCACCACTACGGAGCGCGATGCGCTGACCAGCCCCTTTAATGGGCTACTGATCTACAACACGTCCACCAACAAGATCCAGGCGTATGTCAATGGAGCCTGGACGGACATGCACTAGTGACAAACATACAGGTCATACAGCAGGCGCTGCGGCGGGTCGGACTCAACGAGACTTCGACCACATTCAAGAATGCGGCCCGAGATTATTTAAACATTGTCGCCAAGGATGTGTCGAGTCGCGCCAAGTGGTTCTGGATGTTCAAGGCCTCGACCTTCACGGTCACTTCGGGCACTCAGACCTACTCGCTGGCCAGTGACGTAGCCGAGCCGCTGAGCTTTCGGAATCAAACGGAAGATCATGTGATGCTCATCATCTCGTCACAGACGCTTGACGCTTCCGATCCTGATCACTCGGTGACCGGCGACACGTCCTACGTGACGATAGACGGGGTCAACTCGTCCACGGGCTATGTGCAGGTCGCGCTGTACCCGAAGCCGACCAATAGCAGCGACGTGATCGCATATCGCTACTACGCTTTCATCCCCGACTTTGACTCCGACGACGATGCCGACTCGTTGGATCCTTATATGCCGCCCATCGTGCAACCGGCCCTCATCTTCGGCATCTCGGCGCTCTACAAAGAAGAGAAGGGCGATGACCAGGGTGCGATGGTCGACCGGCGGGAGATGGAGCGGGTCATACAGCGGGCCCTGGCGCAGAACACCAACATCCAGGGCAATCGCAGCTACCGTCGTCGTCGCTCTGATGACGGTTATAGCTACGACTTCGCCTTTACGGTCGAAGAGGGATCGCTCTCGTGAGCATCAATGCGGCGACCGTCCAATACGGTCCCTGGACTAAGGGCGTCCGCTACGACCTGCCCGCCGAAGACCTGGGCACCAATGCGCTCTACGAGATGTCCAACTGCCGCATCGGCCAGGCCGGCCAAATCGAAAAACGCAAGGGGTTTGCGAAGTTCAACGCCAGCGCTTTAAACAGCGGGGCAACGATAACGGCGCTGGGTCAGGTCACGCTGGCTGGGACCGAGAAGACGTTTGCGATTGCGGGCAACAAATTTTATGACGTGACCGGCGGCAGCGGCACCGACCGCTCCGCATCGATCACCATCACCGCAGGCGATGACAACGTCTTTGAGTGGGTGCTGGCAGGCTCGACGCTCGTGCTGACCAATGGCGTAGACACCGATTCGATCACCTGGGCAGGCGGCACCAACAACATCGCCAACCTTGATGACGACGGCCGCTTCACCAAGGGCAAGCACATCGCCTATTGGGACAACCGGCTGTGGATCGGCAATGTCAACGGAGCCCAGTATCAACTTTGGCGCTCCAGCACGGGCGACATCACAACCTGGGGCTCCAGCGACTATTACAACTTCGACTTCGACATTACAGGCCTGAGCCCACTCGGCAATGCGCTGGCGGTACATACTGATGAGGGCATACACGTCCTGACACCTACGGGCAACGCGACCGTGCCCTATCAGGTGCAGCGCCGGGCCCCCAGCGGCACCGTATCGGGTCGGGGCATCGTCAACCTGCCGTCAGGCCTGCAGCTCTTTCCCAGATTGGATGGGATCTACGCCTGGGATGGTGGGAGCCAGGTGAGCAAGATCTCACAGGCCTTGGATGGCCCCCGCTTTTGGGATTCCATTAACAAGGCCAAGCTGAGCCTGGTGCATGGGCTCTATTACCCGACCGCCAACGAGGTCTGGTTTCATATACCCTACGGGGCTAGCCAGGCGACCAACAACTACGCCATCGTCTACAACACGGTCCTTAATTGCTGGTTTGGGCCGTATACGAACTTTTCGCGGGACGCTTCGGCGCTCATCGATGACGTGCCCCATTCGGGTGGCTTCAATGGCTACGTCTATACGCACGACAAGAACAACAACGACGACTCCTCGTCTATCTCGGCCTCGTTTTCGACGGGTTCGCCCGCGCCGATGGGTGCCGACGTGCGGCTGCGCTGGCTATATGCCCGCCACTTCTTTGATACGCAAAGCTCCAGCTACGACGTACAGGTGAAACAGGTCAGCCCCAAGATCTCTGGTGTCATGCAGACGATCAACATGGGCGAGGCCGCAGCAGCATTAGGGTCGTTCTCTATCGGCACCTCTTTACTGGGTGGAGAGTCGCAGGCGCTGTATGGAGACACCGATTTGACGGGATACGATAATAGCACTCAGCTCGTGTACGCGAACAATGCCAGCGACGAGCCTTTTACCTTTCGGCGCGTCAATTTGCAATACAAACCGCTGGGTCGTTTGCGGCGGCGTAAAATAGTGGGCGTAGAATAATGGCTAACGGCAGCTTCGATTACAAATCCGATCCTCGCCTTCGAAGAATACGGCAGGGCGCTAAGTATGGGGCATACGACGAGACCGCATTGCAACAAGCGTTGCAGGCACCTGATTTGGTCGGGATGCCAGGCTACGATTGGGGCCAGGCTTTCGCTCAGGTGGGAGATGTGTATAACCCACAAGGCACCTGGCAAGATTACAACAGGGGCTTGTTGAGTGCGATGCAGGCCGACCCGAATGCCCGTGATCCCGGCTTTGGGGGCATGACGTTTAGTCAATATCAAAGTATGTTTCCCGACCAGGCCGTAGCGTTTACCCGCTCTAAGCCATACCAAGACTTTGAGCAGGCTAAAATGTCTAAGCCTTCGCCTGGTAACTGGGCGGGGGTGACGGAACCTGGGAACGGTGCGGAAGCTGGTGCGGGAAATGGTGCGGAAGCTGGTGCGGGAAATGGTGCGGGAAATGGTGCGGGAAATGGTGCGGGAGCTGGTGCGGGAGCTGGTGCGGGAGCCGGTGCGGGAGCCGGTGCGGGAGCTGGTGCGGGAGCCGGTATAGTGGCCGACCCCAATGCGGGACTCAAGGCCTTTTACCAGGGCGAGTTGGAAAAGGCGCGGAACCTGGCGCGACAGGGGCGCACCGACTTCAACCTTACAGACGCCTCTATCGCCGCGCAGCGTTTAAACCTGCCGTCCGACATCGACAGCTTACGCAGTATGGTGATGCAGTCATACATTGCGCCTGCTGGCGCAACTACGGGGCCTGCGGCCCAGCCGCAGGTCGATGTTACGCGAGAGCAACCGGGCGTCACCGTACAGCCTGCCGGTCCCAGTGTAGCTGCCGCTCAAGCGGTGGGTGGGGTAACGGACGAAGAACTGCGACAGCAGCAGATGGAAACGCAGCGTGAGCTGATACGGGATGCGGAAGATTTTGCGGCCCGCACTCGCCAAGGGTTGCCGGGTGTAAGGGTGGCCGATCCCAACCTCAATATTCGCATTGAGGAAGCGGTTGCTCCAACGGGCGGTCCCAGCATGTTGGCAACCGGCGACGTGCAATATGACCCCGAATATTTTCAATACGAAACGGACCTGCAGCAGGTCATGCTGGATGCTCTGCGCCAAAACCTTCTGGGCGAAGGAGGCATGGATCCGCAAACGGCTGCGCAGATGGCCGACCTTGAGGCCCGCCAGGCAAAGGACGAGGCCCAGACGATAGAAGACCTGCAGCGCTACGGCGTCTTGCGAGGTGGCGGCGACACCGCCGATGTCCTGGGGGAACTCAGGGCAGGCTACGGACGCACGTACAGCGACATTTTAGCCGATCAGGCTTATCGCCAGCAGAACGACCCGCGCCTGGAGGCTGCGTTGCAGCTAGCCGAGCTGGGCAGTGACCGCTATATGCGC